ATATGAAAATAAATTTAGGAGTAAGAAAAGATGCAAAAACGAGATGACTTTATTAGAGAAACAATCAAAATTGCTAACTTTGTTTTCGGATGCACAACGGTAGTAATTTCAGATATTTTTAATATAAAATATGTAGATAAAGCTAGCGATTTTACGAAAAGAGACATAACAGAAAATGGAGAACCTGCTATTTTTTATGGAGAAATATCTAGAAAATATGATTGTTTTATAGATGAAGAAATGACAAAAATTAATGGAGAATCTTATAAAAAATCTATAAAATTGAATAAAGAACAACTACTTGTAAATCTAAAAGATTTTGAATATGAAGATGTTGGAAGATGTGTTTTATATGAAAACGATACCCCAGCCGCAATAAATGGAAATGTAGCTATTCTAACTTTAAAAGAAAAATTTAAAGATGCTGTAAATTTAAAATACACAACATTTTATCTTAATTATAAAGATATTGTAAGACAATATGTGTATGATAAAGCAGTTGGAGAAAAAGTTAAAAGCTTATCTAGATTAGATTTTGAGCATATCCCAATAACTATACCGCTTATAGAAAGACAAAATAAAATCATAGATAATTTTATAAAAATCAGAAAGAAATTTGAAAATAATTTAGAATTGCTTGAAAAGACTATAGATTTATCAAATAAATATGTAAATTTTGGGGTAGATGGACTTTTAAAATTAAAATAAAGGAGTGATACAGATTGGCAACACAGGAGCAAAAGATTATTTTTAGAAAAATCGAAGATATCTTAATCAACTACACGAAGTACAAGAAAAGAATAAAAGACGAAGGTGAACGTCTAGCCAACCCACAACTTAAAAAATGCTGTGGGGTTGGAGGGCAAGGTGGAAATGGGTATGAGATAAAAAGCGAGTACGAGCAATTAGAAGAGTTGAAGCAAAGAATATACAACAACATAAGTCGATATTCAGAAATGATATTCAGGATAGATGAGTGCTTGAACATGGTTAAAGATAACAAAGATTATGCATTCATTCAGATGAAATATTTTGATAAAAAGACTTATGAAGAAATAGCCGATGCACTTAATATTTCACTAAAGAGTACTTATAGCATGAGAAATAGAATTCTAGGGGCTTTGGAGATACATTTTAAAACTCAAAGATTAATTGAATTTTAGTCAAAGGTAAAAACAGGGTAAAAACAGGGTAAAAATAGGGTTATTGTCAGGTAAAAAAAAATGTGTTAGTATGTTAGCATGTAGAAATTGAGATTAACGGGTTCATAGAATCTTCCTTAATTTTTAATGTATTGGTAGTAGTTATTGATGCTCTACTTAAAAAAAGCATCTGCCAATTATGGTGCATCGGGCTAATACCCTGGCTAGACGCGATAGTCTTTCATTGGTGAGAATCCAATATGCACAGTATACCAAACATCAATACTCCCACTACACTTAGATGTGTGCGATACGTTGCCTGTGGGAGTTTTTTTATTGATTAGCCCACTTTCAGCATTATATCGGCTATAAACAAAAATGCGAGTCAAAGTGCACAAAGGTAGTTATTGCTACCTTCGACTGGAGAGTTACATTAATTGGTAAATGAGCAGTCTGCTAAGCTGTTGTTCTGATGGACTTACAGGTTCGAGTCCTGTACTCTCCGCCAAACATAATATTAAATATTCATTGGAGGTGAAGTAGCATTGAAATTAAATGCAAGGCAAAAGGCTTTTTGTGAGTTTTATGTAGCTAGTGGAAATGCTACTGATGCTGCAATAAAAGCTGGATATAGTGAAAGCTATGCTAAGGATAGAATACACACATTAATGAAAAGTATCGGTATAAGTCGGTATATAGAAGAATTAATGCAAAAGGCTCAAAGTGAAAGAATAGCATCTGCAGAAGAAGTTTTACAAAACTTAACTGCAATGATGAGAGGTGAAATACAAGAAGAGGTTGTAGTAGTTGAAGGACAAGGCGATGGGATTTCAACTGCTTCTATCATAAAAAAACAAGTATCTGCTAAAGAAAGAATAAAAGCAGCAGAACTCTTAGGGAAAAGACATGCTTTATTTACAGATAAAACTAAAATTGAAGGAACTTTACCTGTTATGATTGTTGGAGAAGATGATTTAGATGAGTAAATTTATAAAAATAAGTTTACCTCAAATCGTTGGAAAGGGTTATAAATCGTTTTGGAACTTCAAGGGTAGGTATAAGGTTGTTAAAGGTTCTAGAGCCTCAAAAAAGAGTAAGACAACAGCTCTATGGATAATTTATAATATGATGAAATACAAGAATGCTAATACTCTTGTTGTAAGAAAAGTTTTTAGAACTCTGAAAGATAGCTGTTATTCAGATTTAAGATGGGCTATTAATAGATTTCAAGTTCAAGACTACTGGGAGTTTAAAGAAAGCCCGCTTGAAATAACCTATAAACCAACAGGACAAAAGATTTTATTTAGAGGTTTTGATGATCCATTAAAGATTACATCAATTTCGGTTTCAGTGGGTAGTTTGTGTTGGTGTTGGATAGAAGAAGCATATGAATTAACAGATGAAACAGCTTTTAATATGTTAGATGAAAGTATTAGAGGGGTTGTAGAAGAACCATTATTTAAACAAATTATAATATCGTTCAACCCTTGGAATGAAAGACATTGGCTTAAAGGTAGATTTTTTGATAAAGTTGATGATAATATATTAGCACTTACAACTAATTATCAATGTAATGAGTGGTTAGATGATGCTGATAAGAAATTATTTGAAGATATGAAAAAAAATAACCCACGTAGGTATCAAGTTGCTGGACTTGGAAACTGGGGTATAGTGGATGGACTTGTCTATGAAAATTGGCAGGAATTAGAATTTGATTGGAGAGAAATTTTAAATAAAAGACAAAAAGCAAAAGCAGTATTTGGACTAGATTTTGGATATACTAATGACCCTGCTGCTTTTTTTTGTGGAATATTAGATCAGGAGCAAAAAGAAATTTATGTTTTTGATGAAATATATCAAAAAGGAATGCAGAATACAGCTATTTACAGCAATATAGAAAAATTAGGTTTTAAAAAAGAAATCATAGTTGCTGATAGTGCTGAGCCAAAAAGTATAGACCATTTGAAAGGTTTAGGACTTTATAGAATAAAAGCATCTAAAAAAGGAAAAGATAGCATTAATGCTGGAATACAATTTATTCAAGACTTTAAAATTTTCATACATCCTAGATGTGTTAATTTTTTAACTGAGATTTCAAATTATGCTTGGGATAAAGATAAATTTGGAAAAGCAACAAATAAACCTATCGATGATTTTAACCATTTGATGGATGCTATGAGATATGCACTTGAGGATTATATGAGAAATAATTCAGTAAGAACAATAGATAGAAATATCTTAGGAATAAGATAGAAAGGAGGATTAGTGACTGTAGAAGATTTAAAAGAAGCACTGGAGGCATTTATAAAAAATGAATTGCCAGAATTACAAAAAATGGAAGATTATTATAGTGGAAAACATAATATTTTAAATAAGAAAGATAGAAGTGATAAGAAAAAAGATACTAAGTTAATTAATAATTATCCTGAGTATATAACAACTATTGCAACAGCTTATTTCTTAGGAAAACCTATTTCCTATGCTTTACAAGACGATAAGTTAAAAAAAGATTTTGAAAAGTTATCTGAATATTTAGCAACAGAAGAAGAGCAACAAGAAAATTTTGAGCATTCTCAAAATTGTAGCATTTTTGGTAAATCTTATGAGTTGTGGTATAAAAATGTGGATAATACTATTGGAAATGTAGTTGTAGATCCTCGTGATTGTTTTATTTTGAGAGATAATACAGTAAAAAAAGAAATAATTGCTGCTGTTAGATGGGATAAAACTAAAAATAAAGAGGATAAATGGGTTTATACATTGGAAGTTTATGATAGTACTAGTGTTACCACTTATGAATTTTTATCAGATAGTGATAAAAAAGAAGTTCCATCGGTAAAAGGAGAAACTAAACCACACGGATTTAACCAAGTTCCAATTATTGAGTTCTTAAACAATAAAAGGGGTAACGGAGATTTTAAAAATGTAATTTCTTTGATAGATGGTTATAATGAAGCTACTTCAACTGCTATTGACGATATGAAAGATTTTACAGATGCATACTTAGTTTTGGTTAATATGGGTGGAACTACTGATGAAGAACTAGAAAGAATGAATAAAAATAAAGTTATGCTTATTAATGAGCAAGGTGATGCTAAATGGCTTGTTAAACAAGTTAATGATAACTATGCTCAAAACAATAAAAATAGATTGAACCAAGACATTCATAAGTTTTCTATGATACCAGACATGCAAGACAAAGAGTTTTCTGGAAATAGTTCAGGGGTTGCACTTGGATATAAGTTATTAGCACTAGAACAATTAGCAGCACAAAAGGAAATGTATTTTAAAAAGGCGATTAATCAAAGATTACAACTTATGATAGATTTTCATAGCTTAAAAATAAAATCTACTGATATTCAAAAAGTCTTTACTAGAAATGTTCCAAAGAACTTAGTTGAAGCCGCAGATACAGCTCAAAAGTTACAAGGAATAGTATCACATGAGACTATTTTATCTACATTGCCTTTTATTGAGGATGCAAAAGGAGAGTTAGAAAAAATAAAAGCTGAAGAAGATATTAATGCAATGAAGGATATGAACACTCCGATTAGAGTTGATGTAAATGACTCAAAAGAATAGAGATTATTGGGAAGAAAGACAAGTTAAAAGAGAAGCTAAGGCATTTACTACAATACAGGATATTGAAAAAGAGTATCAAATAGCACTTTCAAAAGCTAAACAGGATATAATTAAAGAAATTAGCAGAATAACTACAACTTATATGAATGATAATATTCTAAATTACAATGAAGCTTTGAAATTTTTAAAAGGTGATGATTATAAGGTTTGGAAAAAAGATTTACATGACTATATGAAAGAATATAAGAATCTTTTAAAAAATTCACCTTTAGATGCACAGAAATTATATTTAGAAATTGAAACGTTATCTGCTAAAAGTCGTATCAGTCATTTGGATAGTCTTAAAACTCAAATAGATATGGAACTTACTAAGTTGATTTTTGGAGTTGAAGAAACAGGAAAAAATTCTTTAAATTCTGTTTATAGAGATACGTTTATAGAAGTAACTAAAGACTTAGGTATTAATCCTGTTGTTAGTAGAGATAAAATAAAAACAGTTCTGGATAAGCCTTGGAGTGGGGCTAATTTTTCTCAGAGACTTTGGAGCAATACTGATAAATTAGCTGAAACAGTAAAGCAAGAAATAGTTAATGGAATGATACAAGGGATTAATCTTAAAACTATGACTAAAAGAGTTTCTGAAAGATTTGAGACAGCTAAAAAGAATGATGTTGAAAGACTTCTAAGAACTGAAGTTAATTACGTTTTAAATCAAGCAACCTTAGATGGATATAAGGAAGCAGGGATAGAAAAATACGAGTTCAGTGCTACATTAGACAATAGAACAAGTCAAATATGCTCTGAACTTCATGGAAATATTTTTGAAATAAAAAATATAGCTGTTGGTTTGAATTATCCGCCAATGCACCCAAGATGTAGAAGTACAACTATCCCGATTATTGATTATGAAAGTTTAGCTAAAACAGAAATTGAAATTCAAAAAAATAGTGATACAATAAAAGAAAATGAAGCTATAGAAGCCACAGAAGATAAACAGATTTTATCTTATGGCGGAACGATTAGAAGAGCTAAAGAGTTAACTAAAGAGTTTGAAAACAATGATGTTCCATGGACTACTATAGCTATAAGAGAGCACATTGATGAAGCTTTAAAGAATAATGCTTTACCTAAAGTTGTATCTCCTGAGGAGTTTGAAAAATTAAGTAAATCCCATAAAGTTTTATATCGTGGTGTTGCTGATACAGAAAATATAACTGCTAAACAGCTAAATCAGGAATTTAAATACGGTGCCCTAAAATACGGAGACGGTCGGACAATTTATGGACGTGGAATATATTCTACTTTTACAAAAGAAACGGCTGAGTTTTATGCATATGATGCATATGGCGATGGGGGAGGAGAGTTACTGGAAATGATATTATCTCCAAATGCTAAAATAGTCTCTTATAAGGATATAATTGAGGAATGGTCAAATAGTGGGGTTAACACAAAAAAGGTAGAAAATATGACTATTTTCGATGATTTTATAGGAGATGTTGGAAATTTTGCCGCTTTGAAGGGATATGATGCTATTGATGTAGATAGTTTCCAAAAAGGGCATGATTATGTTGTTATTTTAAATAGAGGGGCATTAATCGTTAAAAAATAGGAGTGTTTTATGGAAAATATTTTTAAATGGAATATATTTCAAGATGATTTTTGTAGTTATCTTTTTGAAATGGGGGGAGTTATTTGTGATTTAGAAATAAGTTCTTCTAAATCAATAGATGATTTCTCTATCTTTTTACGAAAAAGAGCAAAAGAATTTTTAATTATTGAAAGTATTAAAACACAAAAGAGTTTAGGGAATTTAATAAAAAAGTATGGACTTTCTGTTGAAATAGAAGACTATGAAAAATATATCTGGAGTTACATTTGGTATAGTTTCGAGAGTTATTTTAATTTTTGTTTGAACTTAAAAAACTTACACACAAAAAAAATAGACTTTTATAAGAATACAAAATATCCACACATAGTGGATGTTACTGCTTATGGCTCGATTGAAATATTTAAAGATGCAACACCTGAAAAAATTAAAAGTGCTAAAGAACTTTCAAGAGAATCTAAAGAGCTATTTGTGGAGTTTTTAAAAAACGATGAAATGAGAGATATAAAATATGGACTTGGAATTACAATCCAAAAATTAGTTGGAGAGGAATATAAACATTTAATAGAGATTTAAACAGGACTTTAAGAGGAGTGTAAAAGCTCCTCTTTTTAATTGCAAAGAAAGGAGGTATATTGAAACATTTATTAACAATTATTCAAGCAGGATTAATACTAGGTAAAATATTCGGTTGGACAAACTATAGATGGATTATTATTTTATTACCTTTAATAATTTATTTTGGATTATTAGTAATATCTTTTATTGTTATTGGAATAATATCCTATATAGAACATCTTAAACTGAATAAATTATTAAAAGAACTTAAAGTAAAAAAATAAATACTTTTTTACTTTGTCGTACTGGAGGACATAAAACACCTGGATATGACATAGTCAAACAGGACTTAAAACAGGAGGATAAGATGAAAAAATTTAAACTTAATATTCAACTATTCGCAGAACCAGGAGAAGTAAAAACATTTACTCAAGAAGAAGTCGATAAAATGATAGAAACTAGACTTAAAAGAGAAAATGAAAAATTTGAAAAAGCTAAAAAAGAACTTGAAAGACAGCATAATGAATCTATTGAAGATTATGAAGAAAGAATCAAAAATGCTAATCTTACTGCAGAAGAAAAGCATAAAAAAGAACTTGAAAAGATTCAAAAAGATTTAGATGCAAAGAATGCTGAACTTTCCAAAATAAAGACAGATGAAATAAAAAGAGCTACATTAACAAAGTATAAAATGCCAGATAAATTTTTAGATAGAATTTCTGGAGCTAATGAAGAAGAAATAGAAGCATCTGTTAAAGGTTTTGCAGAAACAATGGGAGAATATGTAAAATCTCTTGGAGCTAGTGGAGTACCAGGGGCGATGAATGGTGGTAGTAATGGCGGAGCTGATAAAAAGGTTCAATTAGAAGATTTAAGAAAAAAAGCTTTTGAAAGTGGTTCTGATATAGACAGAGCTAATTATGTAAGAGCAAAACAAGAATTAGAAAACTCAGGAGGTAATGAATAATGACAGGAAAAATAGACAAACAATTAAACTCAACAAATCAAGCAATATCAAATGATATTTTAGATGAATTACAATTAGTAAATCCTAACAATTCCCCTATTGTCTCTCATATTTTGAGAGGTGGAAGAGTAAGTGAAACAACATCTACAGCTATCGAATGGATAGATCACTATGAAAGAAAAACAACATCTAGTTTAAAAGTTGCATTGAATGCTGGAGTAACTGAAATTCAAGTAGTAGATGAAGATATTTTAGTTCAAGATGCTTTGTTATCAATTGGAGATGAAATTGTAAAAATAACAAAAGTAAAAACAGATAATAAAGCGGATGTGACAAGAGGATATGCTGGAACAACATCTACTACTGGAAATATAGCAGCAAATACAATAGTTCAAAGTTTAGGAATTGAAATGGAAGAAGGTGGAGAACTTAAAAAGTCTTCTGTTAGATTACCTGTGCATATCACAAATAACACAGGAATCATATATGAAGAATATGAAGTAACTGAAACTGCTAAACATTTAAACCCACATGGACAAAGTGGGCTTTCTGTAAGAGAATTAGAATCTCAAAAGAAAAAAGATGAGATGCTAGGAATTATGGAAAATAAACTTTTAAATGGAGTTAAGTATGTAAATGGTAAAATAAGAATGTCTGGAGGTATTAAATCTTTAATTAAAGAACATGGAATAGTTTTAGATGCTGGAAATCAACCTTTCTCAGTTGATTTATTGACAACAGCAGTAAAAGCAATAGTTAATAAAGGAAATCCAGGAGCAGCAGATTTAAAAGCTGGTAAATACTTCGTGTGTGTACCTTGGGATATAGCTATTCAAATTAATAAATTGAATAAAGATATTGTTAGAGCAGATATAAAAGAAAAAGTAACAGGAACTGTAATTACAGAAATAGTTACAAATGCAGGAGTTGTATCTGTGTTCCCTGCTCCATCTTTAGCACCCAATGAATTTTTATTAATTAACTTAAATGAAATTAGTTTAAGACAATTATATTCAATAAAAGAAGAAGAAGGAGCTAAAACTGCTTTAGCTGATAAGTATTTCTTACATGGAGAGTATGCTCACCAAATAAAGAATTTACCATTCCAAGTGCATGTTAAAAATGTAAAAATATCATAGGAGGTAGTAATGGCTAAAAAACAAGACGAAATACTTAATGTTGAAGAAACAAAAGAAATAACTTTTGAATCTAGCTATAAAAACTTAATTATAGTTGGAACTTCTATTCAATTCAAAGATGGACTTTACTCAACATCTGATGAAACAGAAATAGAAGTATTGAGAAATAATAACCTTGTAACTGAGGCAGGAGAATAAAAACTCCTGCTTTTATCATATTAGGAGGTTAAAATGAATGAAATTTACAATAAAATAATTGAAAAAGTGAAAGAATTAACCGATGTTAGCAACGAAGCTATTTTGAAAATTCGAGTAACAATTTTAGTTAGAAAAGCTTTAAACTTTATGAATAGAGATGATTTTCCAGAAGAATTAATAGATCCTGTTGCTGAGCATTTAGCATTAAAAACTATTGAAGAAACAAACTTACAAGGCAATATTTCTAAAGTAACTGAAGGAGATACAACTATAGAATACAACACATCTAATAATACAACTGATGAAATGTTCTTATCTTTAAAGAGTCAATTATTTAGATTTAGAAAGGTTGGGACTGTATGAGTATTTTAGATAAATTACATAGTGATAGAGTTACTGTTATTAGATCTGTTGTAATAGTAGATGAGTACGGTGGAGCATATGAAGAACAAAGAGAAATATTAAGCAATATTCCCTGCAGACTTTCACAAAAATGGTTGAAAAGTGTAACTCCAGGAATGATTAATAGTAGTGCTCAAGAATATAAACTCTTTGTAGGTTTGAACGTAGATATAAAACAAAATGACTTACTTAAAGTTATAAGGAAAGCTGATGGAGCTGTTTATATGTTCAAGGCATCAAAACCTTTAGCTTACAACATAATAAAACACAAGGAAATAGCCTTAACAGAAGTATCTGAAAATGAGGTAGATTATGGAGCTTAAAGGATTTAAAGAGTTCGATAAAATTCTTATAGAAATAAAAGAAAAATCTCCAGAAACTACTAAAAAATTTTTGATGTTACAAGCTGAGGATTTGAAAAAAGATGCTAAAGAATTAACACCCGTCGACACTGGAACTTTAAAAAATGCTTGGCAAAGAGAAAATGGAAAAAGATTAACTGGAAATACGTTTTCTCAAATAGTATTTAATATGACTAATTATGCTAATCATGTTGAGTATGGTCATAGAATTGGAAGGAATAAAACAAAATTCGTAAAAGGTAAATTTATGCTTAGAAAAGCATTAAATGTAAGGCAAACAAAATTCTATAAAGATTTAAAAAATTTTTATGGAGGATTGATAAAAAAATGAAATGGATAGATATAAGAAATGCATTAAATAATATTATTTCTGAAAATTTAAAAATAAACCCATACAGTGAGGATATAGACAATGTCAAAAAACCTTGTTTTTATATTGACTTAGTTAGCTATAAAAAAGAGTTTAACTCTGAATATAGAGAACTAAAAACTATAGATATTGATATTATCTATTATCCAAAAACTAATGGAAAGCTAACTAATGCTGAGATATTAGAAAACTTAGAAAACTTAGATGATGCATTTGAAATAGAAGGGAAAAAGGTTTTGCATGTGCTGGATAGATATCTAACTTTAAGAAATACAGATATAACTATTGTAGATAGAGTTGGGCATTATGTCTTTACATTGAGTTTATATAACTTATATGGAAAACCTTATGATTATGAGCTTATGAAAGATTTGGAATTAAGATTTATAGAAGGAGGTAGCAATTAATGGGAAATGAAGTAGGACAAATAAAAGCAAGTCCAAACATTAATATAGAGTTTAGAACTCTTGCAACAACTGCTATACAAAGAAGTGAAAGAGGTATAGTTTGCTTAATATTAAAAGATACTAAGAAAACTACAAAATGGAATACTCTAAAAACTATAGCAGATTTAAAAGAGAAAGAATGGGATGCTAAAAATGCCAAGTACATTAAATTAGTAATGCACTATGGAGCTAAAAAAGTTTTAATAAGAGTGTTGCAAACAGGAGAAAATATAGATGATGTTCTAGGTGAATTTAAAGAAAGAAAAATGCACTGGTTAGCATATCCAGGAGCAGAACAAGCAGATGATCAAAAGCTTGTAACTTGGACTAAACAAGTATTTGGAAATGATGGAGCAATAGGAAAGACTGTCAAATATGTATCTAGCTTTGCTAATAATACAGATCATGTTGCAATAGTAGAGCTTGGAAATACAGGAACTTATAAGTCTATTTATGGAGATTTTACAGCTCAAGAATACACTGCAGCAATAGCAGGACTTATAGCAGGAATGCCAATAAATAGATCGGCCGATAACTTTGTTATGTCAGATTTAAAAGAAGTAGATTACTTTGAGCCTAAACTTGGTAAATTCTCTCTATATAATGATGATGAAAAAGTTAGGGTTAATTATGGTGTTAACTCAAAAACTACTTTTGATAGCACTTGGAAGAAAGACACAAGAAAAATCAAAATAGTTGAGGGGATGTGCTTTATAACTGATGACATAAGAGATACATTTAAAAATTATTGGTTAGGAATTTATATAAATGACTATAACAATAAAATGAATTTCTGTTCTAATGTTACAAAAGTATATTTTAAAGAAATGGCCCCAAATGTGTTATCAGGAGATTATGATAATAAGATTGAAATAGACTTAGAAGCACAAAAAAGATTGATTGTTTTAGATGGAAAAGACCCAGAAGAAATGACAGAAATGGAAATCTTAAAATATCCATCTGGTGATGATGTATTTTTAACTGGAGATGTTAGATTTGCAGATACTATGGCAAATCTTAGCTTGGTTATAAAGATGTAATAGGAGGTTATAATGGCAGATAGAAGTATAAGAGGTTATCATACTATTGCTGGTGCTCATGGTACTCTTTGGATAGATAATGAGAAAATAGCTGAATTTTCTAAAGTTAATGCTAAAGTTACTCCAGACAGAAAAGATGTACAGTTAGGGCTATCTGTGGATAGTAAAATCGTAGCTTTAAAGGGAGAAGGAAGTATTACTCTTGAAAAAGTATATTCAAGAGGTAAGAAAATAGCTAATAAATTAATAAAAGGACATGATCCAAGAGTTAGGATAGTTACTAACTTAGCAGACCCTGATACACCTGGAAAGCAAGAAGAAAGAATATCTTTAGACAATGTTTGGTTTAATTCAATTGATTTAATCAATATTGCTAGAGGAGAAATTGTTGAAGAAGAGTATCCATTTGGATTTACTCCTGAGGATTTAGCTTATGAAAATGTTATAAAATAGGAGGCTTAGATGTTAATTACAGCTGAGATGCTACTTGAAAATAGTAAAAAAATAAATAGTGATAAAAGAGAAAAAGTAAAAATCTATGTAAAAGAATTAGATGGAGATTTGGAGTGTGAGCTTTTAAATAAAGAAGATTACTTAGATTTAATCTTGTCTAAAGAAAAGGATAAGGATTTAGAAGTAATTTATAACTCTTGTTCTATTTTTAGAGATGATAAGCTAATAGAAAAGCTAGGTTGTAAGAGTAATCCTGTTTCTGTTGTGAGCAAAGTTTTAAAAGACCCCACTATTTATAGACTAGCAGATTTAATCTTAGTAGTTTCTGGATATGGTGAAAAAGATTTAGTTAGTTTGGTTGAAGAAACAAAAAACTAATAGAGAGCGACTGGAAATTAAGTACAGTCGCTCATTATTTAAATAGAGGACATAAATTAGAAGAACTTAGAAAACTCTCAGAAAAAGATTTATTTTACATGTACCTTTTAAAAGAATAATGCTATAATATAGTATATTAAATTCATTTTAGGAGGGAAGTTTTATGAAAAAGTTTTTATTTGTGCTATTTATTTTTATTTCAGTTATTAGTTTTGGAAGTGTAAAAATTATAAATGGTAAATCTTCTGATGAAAAAAGTATAGTTTATAAAGATAACGATTGCACATTGCAACTGGATTATAAAAATTTTGATTGTGTGGCTATAACTGTAAAAACTTCTAGTTTTGCTAGTGAAACAGAAGATGAAGTAGGGTTTATGGTAGATAGTGGATACAATAGAACATTAAAATATAAAATTCAAAAAGATAAAAAAACTATAAGTTGTAATGCAGATAGTGCTATAAATGCAAGAATAATTAAAAACATAGTCTATGATATGGAAAAAGGATATTTACTTATGATAGATTATGTTGATAAAAACGATAAGATAGTAGCTAGAAATATAAAACTAGCTGAAATAAAAAAAGCAATAGCAGAATTTAAAACTAGTCAATTAAAAAAATAAATAACAAATAAAATAATTAAATTAAGAGCAGTTTAAAACTGCTCTTTTTTATTTGGAGGTGAAAATTTGGAACATGTACTAAGTGCTAGATTGGAACTTAAAGATAAATTTACTGCAGTTATAAATAAAGCTGAAAAAGGCTTAGCTGGACTTTATCAGAAAGCTAAATCTATGAATTGGGAAAAAGTTAATTCTGGATTGAATAAATTTGGAGCAGTTGCAGCAGGAGGATTAGTTGGATTAGGTGCTATAGCTGGAAGCTCTTTAACTGCTTTTGCTGATTTAGAGGATCAAGTCAGAAGAAACAAAGCTATCATGGGAGCAACAGCAGCTGAAGAAAATATGCTAATGACTCAAACAAGAGAACTTGGAAGAAGTACAAGATTTACAGCACAAGAAGTGGCACAAGCTCAAATGTATCAAGCTATGGCAGGAATGAAAACAAATGAAGTATTAGAAATGACACCAAAACTTTTAAAGCTATCTATTGCATCTGGAGAAGATTTAGCTAGTACATCCGATATTCTAACGGATAATATGACTGCCTTTGGGATAGAGTTAAAAGATGTAGATCATTTTATGGATGTCATGGCGGCTACTGCTAATAATACTAATACAAGTATTGCACAATTAGGAGAAGCTTATAAATATGTTGCAGCAACATCAAGAAGTTTTGAAAGCATGGAAGAAGTTAATATCTTATTAGGTGTTTTAGCAGATAATGGATTAAAAGGTTCTATAGCTGGGAGAAACTTAGCATCAGTATATACAAGACTTTCAAAGACAACTCCAGATATGGATGCTGCTTTAAAAAAAGTTGGAATAAGTCTTTACGATAATAATGGTAAATTTAAAGGATTAAGAAAAATCTTAGAAGAAATTAAACCTAAACTAGCACAAATGAATGATGAGCAAAGAAATTTGTTTTTGACTACGATAGCTGGTTCTGAAGGCATGAAAGTTTTTACATCTCTTTTAGGTTCTTCTAAAGAGGGTATAGAAAAAGCTGAAAATGCTATTAGAAATGCAACAGGTGCAACTGATAAAATGGCTAGTGAAATGGGCAGTGACACAAAAAATAAAATAGCAGAATTCAATAGTGCTGTTGAAGATTTAAAATTATCAATTGGAAAAGGATTGGCTCCAACAGCAGTTGACTTTATAAATCAATTTACAACTAAAATGAAAGAACTAAATTCTAAAGGAACTTTTGATACTCAGAATGTTGAAACTTATTTTAATAGAATATTCTCTCTTACAGCTGAGGCTATTAAAGGTTTTGCGGCATTAAAAGTAGCAGCAATGGCAGAAAATATTTTCCCAGGTTCTGGAAAATATGTAATAGGTAGTTATGCAGCATATAAAGCTGGTAAATTTGTTGGAAATTGGATAGGAGATAAAGTAGGAAGAACAAAAAATAAATGGGAGTTAAGAAAAGAATATCAATCAAAAGGATATACTTGGGATGAAGCTAATGCACAAGCTGAAAAAGATTTAGAAACTATAGATTTAAGAAACAGTAAAACAGATAGCGATGATAAAATCATGTACATAAAAGCAAATATGTTAAAAGAAAAAATAAAAGAAAATAAAGGCTCAGGAAAAGGACTAGAGCAATTAATGAAAGAAACTGATGAAGACTTTAAAGAAAGAAGAAGACTTGCTAAATTATCACCTCAAGATTTAGCTAAAGAACAAGTTGTACAACAAAATAAAACTGTCGAGTCTTTAAATAAACCTATACCAATTGGAAAACCTCTACCTAAAAAGCCAAAATCTGAATATGAAAAATCATTTGAAAATCTAGGATTTAAAGCTCCTATAGCATCTACTACTAATTTTTCTCCTCAAGTAAATGTTAATATGGGTGGAGTTGTAATAAAAAATGAAGCTGATTTAGAAAAAACTGCAGAAATGTCTAAACAAAAAATAATGGCAGAGTTAAAAAATTATGTACAAATAACAAATTAAAGGAGGGATAGTATGAAACCAACATTTATTTTATTAAAAAATTCTACAAGTACTCCTTTTTTCTTTGTTGTTCCACCTTTAGATTTAAAGATTGAAAGTGAGCAAGACACACAGATTTTTAAAATAATTGATGTAGGAGAAAAGACATTAATAGGAAATAGAAAAGCTGAAAGAATTAGTTTTTCTACATTTTTTCCTAATCTTAAATCTCCTTTTTTTAATTATTTACTGTCTGCAACACCATCTGGCTGTGTTGAAACATTAACTAAATTAAAAAACGATAAAGAGCCTTTAACTTTAATTGTTCCTGAGTTCAACATATTTTTTAAATGCTATATCCAAACTCTAAATTTTTCTATAGTTGAAAGAACTGGAGATATTGATGTAGAAATAAGTTTAATAGAAGTTACTAAAAATAAAACCTTGCTAGATGTAGCAAGAGGCTTATTGCAAAGGTGATTTTATGGAAAGAGTTAAAATTTATGTTAATGGAAAAGAATATAAAAATATTTTTATTCAAGTAATTTGGAGTGGTGCAATTCACGGAACGGCTAGAAAATTAGAAGTCGAGTACTTAGGAGATATCATAACTGAAATAGGAGATGAAATTGAATTTTCTTATGATGATGAAAAATTATTTGTTGGAAAAGTATTTTTTCATTCAAGAAAAGGAGATACTGATGTTAAAACATTCTATGCTTATGACAATTCTATTTACTTAAATAAAAATAACTTTGTTAAAAACTTTTTTAGAAAAAAGCCAAGTGAAATATTAAAAGAAATATGTGGAGAACTTAATTTAAAAGTAGGTAAATTTCCAAAAGATGAAGTTACTTGTACTTATCCAGCTATTGATAGAAGTGGATACGAAATTATATTGAATGCATACACTATCCAGCATAGAAAAAATAAAATGATTTATTCTATTGTAAGCAATGAACAAGCAATAGATATAGTTGAGCAAGGGACTTATACAGATGTTCTTTTGACAAGTGCAGATAACATTTCCACTTCTTCATACGAAGAAAGTATAGAAAATATGGTAAATCAAATTGTTATCTATAAAGTTGAGAATGAAAAGCAACAAATACTTAATAAAGTAGAGAATGCAGAAGATAAAAAGAAATTTGGACTATTTCAACAAGTTATGCAATTTGAAAAAGATGTAGATAATATAGCAAACGCTAAAGACATGCTAAAAAGTGTAGAAAAAAGTGCAAAATTACAATGTCTAGGAAATGTATTAATTCAAGCTGGATACAATATAGGGATACAAGAGCCAAATAGTGGGCTTGTTGGAGATTTCTTAGTTAAATCGGATGCTCATGTCTTTGAAGGAGAAACTCATTATTGTACTGTTGAGCTTGCATTTGAAAATGTAATGGATAAAGCAGAATTTGAAAATAAAGAAAAAGTTAAAAAAAGTGACAAAACTAAAAAAGGTAAGAAAACTAAAAAAGGAAAAGCTAAAAAAGTAAGTAAATTGGATCAACTGTTTCCAGAAGGGTGGGATAAGAGATGAGTGATTTAGGATTAATGATAGGTGAAATGATAAGTCAAGCTACAAAAGGAACATCTATCATAAAAGCTAGTGTGCTTACTCCTCCCCCAAACTTAACAATTGAATTTGATGGGCAAACTATCCCTTCAGAGCAAATTTACTGTAGTAATTACTTATTACCTCACTATCATAGAGATTACAGTATTGATGGAATTATAGACAAAATAGAAATAGATGTAGCTAAATACGATTATAATAATACTACTCAAGACGCTATGGGGCATAAGATACCAAAATTAAATGGAAGCGGAACATTTGAAGGTAATGGGACATATAAATCACATAAAGATATATGGTTTGAGGATACTCTCCAAAAAGGCGATGAAGTATTAGTGCTTGTTATGGGCGTCCATTATGTTGTTGTGACAAAGATAGTTAAAATGCCAAGTGGAGCAATAAAAGGGGTGTAATGTGGAAAAAGATTTTAATATTTTTCTTGAAAAATCAGAAACAGAAGTTGAAGAAATGCCAATTTTTAAAGAATATGCTATAGATTTTAAAACTGGAGAGTATATCAAAGAAGGGAATGATATAAAAGTTTTAGAAGAAAATGAAGCTTTAAAAGTATGGGTATTCAAAGCATTAAAGACTGAAAGATTTATATATACTGATGTGCATAGTGATGAATATGGGAGTGAGTTAGAAACTAATATAGGAACTATTTATCATAAAACAGTTAAAGATGCTTTAATGATAAACCAAATAAGGGATACATTACTAGTAAATCCTTACATCACAGAGTGCTATAATTTTGTCATTTCTAATGAAGATGAATATGTTCCACAAATAACCTTTAATGTTAAAACTGTGTATGGAGAGCTAGAAATGGAGGTGTAAATGAAAGATAAAATTGAATTAAGAAATAATTTCTTAGATAACTTAAAAAACCCACTCTCAAAGATGGAAGGTACTTATAACTTTGATATTGCAGCAACTTTTGGAATTACTGCAGAAGAAGTTTACAAAGAATTAGAGTTCTGGGAAAAACAAACTTTTATAGATACGGCAACAGAAGATGAATACGTTGATAAGCATGCTTTAATGTTTGGAGTAAAAAGAAGAGTTGGAACTAAGGCAAAAGGAACTCTAAAAGTAACAGGAAAAGCAAATTCTATCATAGAAGAAAATACAATATTTTTAAATAGAGATGGAATAAAATATAAATCTTTAAGAAGAGAATATTTAAGCACATTAGGAGTTGCAGAGATAGAAATAGAATGTTTATCTGAAGGTAAAATAGGTAATGCTGCAATAGGAGAAATAACAACATTTGAAATTCAAAATAGTAATATATATAGTGTTACGAATGAAAAAGAAATTATCAATGGATATGATAAAGAACCTAATTCTGTACTTGTAGCTAGAGCTAAAGAAAAAGCTACAAGACCTGCTCACAGTGGAAATATATATGATTATGAGCAATGGGCTAAACAAGTTGATGGAGTTGGAAAAGTCTTAGTAAAACCTCTTTGGAATGGAAACGGAACTGTTAAAGTTCTGATTGCTAACTATAATAATGATATAGCTGATTCTAGTCTAATTCAAAAAGTTAGAGAAAGAATACAAAGCGATGACGGTAGACCCGTCGGAGCTGATGTAACTATAGAAAGCTTTAGAGCTAAGACTATAAACATAGAAGTTAATACTATATTAAAATCTGGATATGCTCTATCAGATGTAAAAGAAAGAATCGAATCTCTTTTAAAAGCTGTTATAAAAACTGGGAATGCTACTTTTGAGAAAGCTAATAAAACAATACTATCTATTAATCGTTTAGAGAAAGCTATTTTAGAAATAGATGGAGTAAATGATAACTTTGTAAAAGTAAACAATTCTAATTCTAATATAGAAATTGCAGATGATGAGATATTAGTAGTTGGGACAGTGATTATAAATGAGCAATAGATTAATTAAAAAAGTTTCAAAAATAGCTAGAAATAGTTTACAAGAAGATTTAATCAGAACATTAGACTTAATCTGTGAATATGCTAAAAATGATATACAGAAATACAAAGAGCTATTATTTATAGCTTTTTTTAATGAGCAACAGGTGGCTAATTATGAAAGGTTTATGGAATTAGACTATAAAAATGGTTGGAGTCTACAGGATAGAAAAGACAGAATTATCTATACTTTACTATCTAAAAATATTTTTACACCTCATGTTTTAAAGGAACAAGCTAAGATATTCACAAATGGAGAAATTGAAGTTATTGAAAATTACAATGATTATTCTTTCATAATAAAATTTACATCAGTAGTCGGGATACCATCTAATTTGGATAACTTTAAAAACTTTATTCATATTAATAAACCAGCTCATTTGAATTTTAGTATCGAATTTAGATACAATACACATAATCAGGTAGCTTATTTATTACATAATGGATTGAAGTTAAAAACTCATAAACAAGTTTATGACACTAGACTTTATAATGATGCTGATGTTATTGGAAAGTATCACAAACATATTGAGTTAAGTTCTATGAAACATACATCTTTAAAAACTATAAAAAATAGGAATATTTATGATGAAAGGAGATAAAAAATGCCAGATTATACTAAACATTTAAGATTAATAAAACCAGGCGGAAATGATTATTATAACATAGATGATTTTAATCAAAACGCAGAATTAATAGACAAGGAAACAGAGAAATTAAACAATGCTGTTACAGAAATTAAAAATGGAGCAACAAGAGAAAAAGCAGGGATAGTACAATATGGAACCACTGAAGGAAAAGCTCTCGAAGGTATGATGCTTGCGAGAATGTTTGGCTGTGTTGGCTATGGTGGAGATATACAAGAGACAGGAGTAAAAGATGTAAACTACATCTACTATGATAGAAACACAAGAAAAATGTACAAGTGTTTAAATCAAAATTCAGATGTATCTGCAAATGTGGCTAATTTTATTCCGCTTGACAATAATAGTCTTTTGGATAGATTGGAAAATCTACAAAGAAAAAAATACCCATTAATGTATAATGGAGGTTCTCCTATACCTGTTGGAACAAGCGGAAAATTACCAGATTATGTTAATTATGATAATATATTAGATTTCTATTTTAAAATTAGATTTAAAGGCGGAGTATCATTTTATGTTGCATTAGATAACTCTACTAATACAAATATAGTCGATTATACTTTATTTAATGGGATTAGATTTGAACTAAATAAAAATACAAACATTTTAAAATTAATAGCAGACCCTAAATCTGAATTTTTATCTATTGATATTTTTAGTAAGTTAACTTAACTTTTCATATTTAATTGCTGCATTTTACCCATTGTAGCCAACTATTGTAATCCTCTGCTCCTTGATTTACTCTAGTATACATTGTGTTCCCACTTATATATAACTGTACTCTTCTGCCATGATAGAACGAAATTAAAATTCCAGCGGGGTTATTATCTCCGATTGGTCGATTTTTAAGCAAAGTATTACTCCATGGCTCGAAGGCTATCGTACAGTCGTTGTGAACTACGTTGCAGTCTCCAGACCTTTTAACTTTGATTAGATTTTCCAATCTATCCAAAAGACTATTATTGTCAAGCGGAATAAAATTAGCCACATTTGCAGATACATCTGAATTTTGA